CGGAGACGAGATGTCGATAGGGGGTCACTGGTGACGCTAGTACTTGCAGCGTAGTCACTACGTGAACGACCCTCTAGCGGCAATCCCTCTGGAATGAGGTTCTGCATGGGATCAACTACAAACTCCCCCATGCCTTCCATTGCCTTGGGCTGAGACACCATTTCACGTGGAGTGGATACGTACGCACTGGGGACAGAGATGTCGATCATGTCTTGACGCCCGTGACCGCTATTGAACTCATCAGTTCGCATGCGTCGAAACGACGACGCAACGTCAGCAAAGGACACCTGTGCTGTGTCCTTTGCCATCGTTAGTACCGGTGGGGACGACGACTCATCCACGAGATGGTGTACGAATCAGTCGTATACGACAGTTGGGTTGGGGCGCTTCATAATCCCACCTGAGTTGTATGAGTACTCAAAGGTAGGCATGTAGTCACCGGCCATCGACCCCTGCACGAACTCACCGAGAACCTCAGGGGCTTCAACCCAAGCAGCCGACCCAACGTGGGCACGCTCACGCATCGTCTCCTCGGCACGCTTGAAGACTGCCTCTGGGTTAGGGGTGTTCATGCGGCCCATTGCGGGGGCAGTGTCGAAGTACGCACCACGACCGAAGTCGTTAGGAACGTCGGTGTCGGTTGCTACGCCTTCTTCAAAGCGAAGTGGGCCACGGTTACCAGGAATTGAGGGAGCAAGTGCGCGCTCATACCGATTGGCCATGCGATCCCGCTCAGGGAACATGGGGGCTGGTGCTACGGTGGGGTTCATCACGACGGGATTCTCCTTCGGAGAGAGATGGTGTCTTGGTATGAATAATAACAGTACCAATTTGGTACTGCCATACCCTATCTGTAAAAGGGTGATTCAAACACTTGAACCGTTGGCATAGTGTCGTACTGGGTCATAGAGCAGGCGATGGCAAGAGCGTCTGGGAAGTCGTCATAGGCGTTGCGCTCGTTGGGAGCAGCAGCCAGCATGTACTTTCCACGGTAGACCTTCTCTAGGTCTGACATCTGCTGGTGGAACTTCTTCCAAGCCTTGGTGCGCTTTGCCTTACTATGACCAGGAAACAGAATCTGTTCTCGCTGAATCAGTTCAGTGAGGTGCACCCATCGGTCGTTCTGTGCCTTTGAGTCAGACGAGATGGGGGTTACCTCAATGTGCGGGAGCAGTAGGGCCAATCGTTCCGCTACAGCACCGCCCACGCCCTGAGAGTCGACCCCTACCCGCAGTACGTCGTAATTGCGTAAGAAGTCAACTATCTGGAAGTACTGTTGCTCCCATTCAACGTTATTGATTTCCAACCAGTTCAGCACACGGTGCTCGTAGAACCCAAGACCATCTGGGTGGTCCCAGTCGACCCACACGGCGCAGACAACGGTTGAGTCGTTACTTCTCGCTACGTCGATGCCTGCAACGATAGGCGTCTTCCACCACTGACGAACGAACGACATCGATTCGTCGTAGAGCGAATTAAGGCGGTCTTCTGTAACGAACATGCCTTTCTCAAGAATCCACTCGTTCTTGTAGGACATGCGGAACTCATCGGAGTCCTCGCCTAGCCGCAGTTTCTCTTTCGCGATGAACTTGGCGTAGTTTGGGTTGTACTTGCTTGCGACCTTGTAGTCGTATTCAAAGTGACTTTGACGATGCCCACGCTTACCGTTGATGTCACGCCGCTTGTTGTACTGGATCATGTTATAGAAGTAGCACTTCTCTCGCGTGGCTGTACCGGACAGCACGAGAGTTCCGTTGTTGAACGCCAACATCGGCTTGATGCTCTTAGTGATCATGGTGCTGTCTGCACCCTGTGCTTCGTCTACTAGGGCCAGGTGGTACGTCTTCGACTCAATCTTGGCCTTTGGGTTACACGTGGTCATGCGGCAATGAGACCCGCTCTTCTTGAGCGTGATGATCTTGCCCTTACCACGGGCACCACCGGAAGCCGCCTTGTCGTCCAGTTCTGGGTCAAGCAGGAAGTCCAGTGCATGCTCGCTGGTCAACTTAGAAACAACACGACCGAAGATGGTCTCTGCTTGATCCTCTACAGGAGCAAACACGCCGACGAATAGACCTTTGGAGAACTTGGACAACCAAGTTGGATAGATAGGTGCCAACTTAGGGAGAATGACCATCATCGCCGCAATGACGTTCGACAACACTTCCGACTTACCTGACTGACGGCAGGCGATAAGAGTGAACTCTTCACCGTCACCAATAATGAGTGACTCAATGTAGCGGTAAGCGATTGGTATCTGGTACGGAAACAGTTCTACGTCACAGAACTCCTCTGTGAATATGAGGAGGCGCTTGACCAGGGAGTCAAGGAACTCGGCAGACGTTTCGTCTAGTTCCTCGTACTGCTCGTCAGGTAACTCTGCGAGAACGTCAACCATTTGCTCGGTCCTCAATTTCCGCCAAGATATCTGTAAGTGCAGTCACGTGAGAGCGCACCTCTTCAATGTCACCCTCTTTGTACCTCCATTGATCAAATGATCTACCGAGGTGCATGATGACTACGTCAGCCCAACTGATCAGATCGGGGGTTGACATCTTTTGGATACGAGAAACTCTTACTTTCTTAGTTGGCTTCTTGCGAAAGAAGGGCATGGTCATCTCCAGTCCCTGATTGTTGTTGCTGGATCGTCCAGCATACGTGCGTCTAGGACGGTGACAAGACCATCGATCTCGTCCAATACTGACCCATTGTCACATACCCCTACTTGTACAACACGTCCAGGTAGACGTACCTGAATACCAGATCCTCTTCTCCAAGGATCGTCTGTTTCACGCATAGTTCCCCTACACACAAACGGTACTCCCCTTGTTGGAACGTCTCTGACGATCCAGTACACACTTCCCGCAACCTGCAACTTATTGAGTGTGTCTTTAAACACAAACCATGAGTATACGATCGATATAAGTAGAGGGACTAAAAACGCAGGGAATTCTAATAGTACCAATGAGCATACGGATACTAATAAACACAGTAACCATATAACCATAATTGCTACGGACAGCATCAAATGCCAATATCTGATGGTAGATTTGAAGCATCTACACCAGAATGGCCAAACGCTTCCAGTGCCTGAACCGCTCTACCTTTAGAGTAACTCTCTCTAAAGGTTCTGTAATCAGATAAGGAACATGGTCCGTACTTCCAATAGCCCTGTGGAGACACGAGCGCAGTGGTGGAGGCCGGTCCTTTTACTGGGCGCTGGAACCGTACGTAGATGTACCCACGGGTAGTTTGAGCGTCTGACCCCATTGTGTCTGGGATGAACTGATGGGCGGATACGCGAGTACTTGCCGTTGGACCCTGGTAGTACTCAGACGCCTCGGACACCTCATACGGAGCAAAGTCAGACCCAGATGCGAACAGCACATTTAGCCCAGAGGGTGACTCAAGGCGCTTGTTTCCGCTCTGGTCTACTTCTACCCGTGGGTTGGTGTACATGCTGGAGTCGCTGCGCTTGGCAACGTTCTCCGCTAAAGCCTGCTCAATCTCTCGGAATGAGCGGCCTAGCCCGCCCCTTCTACGAGGATTATCCATTGGATGATTCCTTAGTCGCCTGGCCACTGGCGTGCTGTGCACGCAGCAAAGCCACCTCGTACGTAAGGTCCGCTACCTTACGCAGTAGTTCGTTGATCACTAACTGAACATCGACCTGCTCTGACTGCATTTCTACTCCTTGTTGTTTAGGTGCTGCGAGTACCTAGAGATAAGGTCATACAGTAGTTCTGGGGACGGCCCCTTCTTACTGTCTATAACCATCTTTATCTCAGTCGCTGGTACTAGGTATTCTACATCAATAACCATTTGTTCAAGCACATGAAGATGACTGTCTTCCTGCTCATCCTCGGTCATGTTAAGGCAGATGCTGATATGACCAGGCTTAGGATCTACGAGAAACCCCACGGAAGTGTTGACCCACGGGTCTTTGTCTCGGTTCCCTGGGAGAACCCACCCACCAGACCTATCCGAGTGGGCGTCTTTCCACCTAACCCTAACCATTGGCCTTAGGCTACGTACTCGTTTCCTCGCCATACAGCCCTCCCGTTTCGGATTTCGACAATCTCTTTAGACCACGTACCGTCAGGCATGATGGTCACTACGCCAACGCCCTGCTGCCAGTTCTCATAGCGTCGCATAGGCAACCCTTTGCTGTTACTTGATCCCTTTACCGAAGGAACAGCGCCATCAACACGAGATAGGCACCCAGGGGACCAAGCGTTGACGGTGACTCGCTCGTCGTTGATCTCAAACGTTTCGTAGTGGTCTTGAATGCGGTGGATGTGCCCCTGCACGTACGACTGGCGCTCGCCCTTAGCCACCGCAGATACTGTCAACTTCTCACCGTGGATGGCGTACAGAGGAGTCTGCTCATTGCCTCCCTGGGCGATCTTTATCCGCCCAGCCGGGTAGCCATCGTGGTATGTGACGTTGGGAGTCTCATCAATCCTCAGCAGGTGCTGAAGGGAAAGAACAGGCCAACTGTCGGGGATATTTGCCTGCCGAATACGAAGTGCTGACTTGGCATTCTTCGTAATGGCGTTCATCAGTCTCTTATCGTGGTTGCCCTCAATAAGTTCGATGTCACACCCTTCTGGTGCCTCTGTTGCTTGCTCAGCGACGTACAGATGTACGCGGTCCAGAGTCTTCTGGGTAGTAAATGCAAACTCAGGCGTGACGATGAACTTGTCTGACCACTCGGGGAAATCGCAAGTATCACCAAGGTTGATGATCCTATTGGGCTTAGCATCACGGATCATCTGCAAAGACACGGCAATAGCCCGTTCGTCTTGGAACGGGTCGTACGTACCGTCTTCATACCTTCGGTACCCGATTTGCGGATCGGGAGCGATGAAGACAGTCTGTGTGCTCTTAGCCGTTTTGGGAGCAGGTCGTGGCTTGGCGATTACCGGCTTGGACTGCTGTACGACAGGCCACTCTGGGCCATCGGCCCAACTTGGAACCAGTTCAATCCCATGCAGATCAACTGTTTGCGCTTCGCCCTGATCATCTTTGAAGAAGTTCTGCCAAGCACGAATCTTTGTCACACGGGCAACATCGTCAAGGTCAATACCAGAGCGATCAAGCAACTCGGCCAACTTGCCAAGTGTGCTGCTCTTCCCTCGCTTGGTACTTGTCGACGCTTCATGCATGGCGTCGTCGAAGTTCATACGGCCTTATTCTTGGGGCAGGAACACCGACCAATGCGGTGGTTGCTGACTGCATTAGCAGCAACGGATTCATCAGACCCAATATCGCTGAGAAACACCTTTAACGCCCGAGTAATCGTAGATGAGTGCTCATCAGACGCTAACCAGCCTTGGAGTTTCTCTAGGTTCTGCTCGTCCAGCGTTTTTTCAAGACGTGAGATCAAGCAGGAAGTTGGTTTGGATACCAACCCCTCAAAGTACTTGTCTAATGACGGTTGTGACACAAGGTACCTCCCGTAGCACGCAAGGCACAGGATAGCACATGTTATACGTTGCCGGAACCATTATCGGGGTTACCTGCTTGACGTGGCTGGTTTATCGCTGGCTGAGAATCGCGCATACGGTGAACAGTCTGGCCCAGCACAGGGGTTACATGCTCTTCAGTAGCACCTGTACTCGGCACGCTGATCATGTCTACTGATCTAGTCATAATGAACCTCTATCGTGATACTTTAACACGCTTGGAGCCGTCCTGAGTAACGACGTAGTTAGTAGACGGGTCAGACGCCGGTACCGTAGTAGTTTGATTTTCGCCAGTCACCACAACTGTTGTGTCCCTAGACGTTACCACGGTGGTCTTCTTCTGAATACCTAGCACAACTACGTTGTTAGCGTTGTCTTGCTTAACAACGTTAACTCCACCAGCCCATACCGAGGGTCTGCCTACCGCTCCGACTGCAAATACTACCGCTAAACCGCTTGCTGGTACTATCTTCGACCCAAACTCACTAACACCAGATACAACTGCGGTACCTGCTGCTGGGATAAGGGATACCTGAACAATGGCAGTTATTTGCCTTGATACGGTGGCCGACCCGGTTGCTGCAATAGCAGAACTAGCGAACCTAGACGCACCAATAGCGCTGGCGACAGCCAAACCATTTGATGTTCCTGACGCTGCGCTTACTACGGCAAATACGCCACTTACGGTTGCAGTACCAGCGGCTGGAGTAGGGGTGGCACTGCCTAAGGTTGCCGAACTACCGGAAACGGTTGCAGTACCAGACGCCGCTACAGGAGATGCGGCTACGACCGTCCCACCAATTGCGCCTGCCGCTGAAACGGTGGCGACACCTGCTGCTGGAGTGGTAGTAGCCGCAGCCGTAGCAGCAAAGGTAGAAGATACGGCGGCGACACCTGCTGCTGGGGTAGCAGATGTTGCTGATCGGGCAGCAGCGGTTACTGAAACAGTCGCCGCCCCATTGGATGGACTGAGGGCCGTTGCTGAGGTGGCAGCGAACGTAGCGGTGACTGTGGCTGCACCGGCTGCTGGTATTGGGGAAGAAGACCCGGCAGTGGCTGTTGCACCGACTGCTGAAACAGTCGCGGTACCTGCTGCCGCTGTTGCTGAGGCGGCAGTCCTAGCCCCAGCCGTCGCTGAAACGGACGCAACACCTGCTGCCGCAGTGGGAGAGGCGCTTGCGATTGAACCACCTGTTGAACCTGCCGCTGAAACGGTGGCGACACCAGCCGCTGCTACCGGGGAAGCGGCGGCAATGGTGGAGCCAGAGGTTACGGTGGGATCGGCAGACAGCCACAGAGTCGCTTCACGGAGAAGAGTAATGCTCATCCGGTTACTCCGTAGTAAGAGGCGATGCTAAGCAACTCTGCATCAGAGAGACGACGCCGGAATGCAACGACGGCAAAACACTCAAAGTCATTGCCCTGACCGGCTGACTGATTGGTTCCAATACGGAACGGTGCTGAGTTTGCTAGTGATCCAGTCACCGTCGATGTGCTGCCGGTGTTCAAGTCTAATGTCCCATTCAGGATGCGTCCGACATCTACTTGGGATGTGCTGCTCCGCCTCCTCGCAAACAACACATCCAGCACTCCCGCCCGTCGATTGTTCAACTGAAAGTAAGTAACTGACGTAGTGCCATCGCTGAACTCCAACGCTCCGCCAAACCCAACCGGAACGCCAGCAGCACGCAACAGGTAGCCGCCAACTCCCGCTGGTCCGGTCTTGTCGATGAAGCGTTGCCCCGAATAAGGTGTAGCCCACACACGATTCACGACCAACAGCGTCCAATCGTCTGAGTTGTCGAAGTCCAGCAAGGCGTTATCAGCCACTTGCAAGAGGTCGTCGGTGCCGAACAACCAGACAGGTCTGGTGACGGCGACCGTCTTTCGGCCAGATGTAGAACGATTGATCGAAACAACAGGCTTTGGCGACGAGGCCGCATCTAGCCAGAAGGTCGCCCCACTAAGCAGAGCCGTCGATGTTGGAGTAACAGTTCCCTGGTAGTGGTCGTTGATTGTGGAGATTTCACCAGCGCTCAAGGCACGGCGGAATACAGCAACGGCGTAACACTCAAAGTCTTGCGACCCTCCACCACCGCCAGCACCGCCAACCCGCACAGGTAGAGAGTTGGCGAGCGAACCTAGGCCGACTGTCGATTGCGTACCGGAAGAGGTGGTGCCCTTGTACACCCGAGACTGGTTGACGCCACGGTCAACTACTCCGCTCACTACAACGAACTCTCCAGCGGTGAATGCTGGAGCGCCCGCATATACCTGCGTGGTCCCGTCGCCAATGTCAAAGGCCACCTGCAACGCCGTGGCGTTGGGGACAAGGTTCCAACCAACTTGACCAGCGCCAGAAACCTTCTTGTCGATCCATCGACCGAAGTTGGTCGGCGTTGCCCATTGACGCACCACCGCCAAGACAGTGAAAGATTGTGACGCACTGAAGTCAAGCAGATCGTTGTCAGGAACTTCCATATGGTCGTCAGTGCCGAACAGCCACACTGGACGCACCACGGCAACAGACTTGCGCCCAGAGGTGGGACGATTGATCGTGACGGTCGCAGCGTTGGAAGACGACTCAGTAAACGTCGTCTGTCCACCGCTGGTGATGCCTGTAGTGAAGTTGGCGTCGAACGCCGTCGATCCATCCACTCTCACTTGCGAGCGGTACACCCTGCCCGACAAATTGTTGATACCAGACTGTGATCCGATAACCAAAGGTGTGACCGCGTTGAAGAGCGCCGTCGAAGGAACGCTTACCGTCGCGATCGTTGTCCCTAGTTGAGTCCAGCCTGTGTCCACCGCCAAATCGGCTGCTGCCGCACTCTCGGTCGTGGCTTTCTGGAAGAATTTGATCTCGGCAGGAGAAGATGTCCACGTAGCCCGTAACAGCGTGACTGCGCCCGCAACCATCGTGGGGGCAATGGTCGGGGAGGTTTGGATCGTAATGTTTACCCCATCGACGGACAGATACAGCGTCAGAGTGTTCGTAGTCCACATCAATAACCACGACCGGTTGTTGGCACTGACGGTGTAGTGCCCGACTAAAGCCTGTGTTCCAGAGATGCTGTCCAGCGCCACAGCAATCCGAGCGTCCAATGATGTGGAAGGTGTGTACGCAGCCAGATCGGGTGCTGTTGCGTCGTTGAAACTCAACCCCGGTAAGTACAGATAGTTCGTGCCGGTGTGTGTCAACAGTCGCGGATCGTTCGTAGTCGGCTGAGTGGGATTGCCACCCAAAGAGGCATTCAGCACCGAGCCTCCGGTGCCGAGGTTCGACATAACCCGAACGGACTCAAGAGCAGTTGAGGCGGTTCCGGTGTACGGAACCGTTAGTGCATCACCACTGGTGATACCTGTGGTGAAGTCAACGTCGAACACGGTGGTACCGCCGACGCCGTTACGGACGATGGAGCGGTAGACCTTTCCGGCCAGCAGAGTAGCGGTGCCGTCATTGCTGCTACCAACTTGCAATGGTGCCGTGCCGTTGAACAGGGTGGTTGCTCCTACGGCTGCTGGCGTTCCTGCCGAAGTCCATGTGGTTGGCTCGTTCGGTTGGTCGGCGGCATAAAAGAATGCAGCAGTTCCGGTCGATGCCTGCCACGTGAGCCTGAACCAGTAGGCCACGCCATTGACCAACGGCATTGTGTTGCTCTCAAAGTAGGGAAAGTTTGCCCCAGTGGTCGAATAGTAGAATCGAACATTGGCGAATGCAGACTCGTGGCGCACCATGTACTGACGTTGGTTCGTCCCGTCGTTCCACTTGCCGACAACCGTCTGGGAAGTTCCTCCAGTCCATGCGTCGCTTGAAACTCGCCACACGATCTCCAGGTCGCCGGTCAACTTGATGGGCGCAGCGTCAGGCACTGACGCGTAGTTGCCGCTTACGCCTGGTAGGTACAGATAGTTCGTACCGGTGTGCGTCAGCAGCAGCGGATCGTTTGCGTCAACACCAATCGTTGAGCCGTATTGCCCATCAAGAGCGAACCCACCAGCACCAAGGTTCTCAGCGACATCGTTTTCTAGTCGTCGCTTGAAATCACTCTCTACAGTGCGAAGGCTCCAATCCTCCAAATTGCGTGCAAAAGGGTCTTGCGGTGTACTGCTGGAGAGCAGAAGCAGGAGGCTCATAGATCACTGCTCCAGTGCGTTCTTCAACTCCGTGAGGATAGCAACGATGTTATTGACGGTTGTTGCTGAGTCGATAGCGGCCAGAGCGCTGCTGGCGGCAGCGAGTTTGTCATCGGCAGTTGGCTGAACGGCCTGTTGTGGAGCGTCGCTCAACTCAATTGGGGTGCCATCATCAAGACGGACAGTGCAGCCCTCCGGTGGCTCCCAGTCGGGTGCGTCGTCGGCGTCCCACATGACGACGTTCTGCGGCACGCCATCGGCAGCGAGGACGACCCAGCGTTGAACGGCCATCAGAAACACACCACCATGACGAAACCTCCGCCTCCTGCGCCACCTGCGCCACTGTTCGCACCGTTGGTCGATGCGCCACCCCCGCCACCGCTGGAGCCGTAGCCACCGGCACCGCCTGCACCACCTGCGACAGTTCCGGCTGCGTTGCCCGCACCACCGCCGCCACCCGACGAGCCGCCGAAAGCGCCTGGCTGAATCGTTGAGTTCACGCCTGCACCACCAGCACCGCCATCAGCAGTACCTGCGGCTGGGTTGGCCTGAACCGTGCACGTAGAGCCGCCCAAGCCACCAGCCGATGAAACGTTCGCTGCGGTCAAACCGCCACCAGCGCCACCAGTGGATGTCGCAAACCGGTTCTGTGCAGCACCGCCAGCGCCGCCGGTTGCTGACGGCGAAACCACCCCAAGCGGGGTAAACACGTTCCCAGAGCCACCGAACCCCGTCCCGGCTGAGCCGTTGTTCAGTCCACCACCGCCACCACCGCTGATGTTTGTCGCCAAGAGTGATCCGAACGTCGACGATCCACCATTGCCGCCATTGTTGCCGTTCGTATCGTCAGTCGTGACCGCCAACCCACCAGCACCACCAGCACCGATTGTGACCGACACCGTGCCGGGCAGGTCAGCCATGCGAAACGTCGCTACCGATACGCCGCCACTGCCGCCAGACTGGCCACCACAACGCACCGTGCCCGCTGCACCGCGACGGCCAGAACCACCACCGCCAGCGCCGCTCACCACCGTGACCTGCGCCCACCTCAACGCTGCACCGGTCGGCTTCGTCCAGGTGCCATTCGCCGTGAACGACTGAATGTCAGGCGTCGGGTTGACGGCTACGGCCAGGTCGGCCAGTGTCGTCTGCTTGTTGGTGCCGCTGGCAGCCAGCGTCGGATCGGAGACATCAAGAACTTCGATCTTGTCGGTCCCGGCCAGATTGGCCCCGGTGAGGGTTGTCAGATCACTGATTCTGGGCATGACCTACCTCCTCACAGGCTCTCTAGTTCGGCAATCAGTTGTTCTGTTTCTGCAATCTCGGCATCGGCACGGGAGATGGCATCAGCATCCCCAAGCCGCTCTGCTTCAGCACGAAGCATCGTCTGACGAGCGACCCAAGTGCGAGCCTGCCGAAGAATGTCGTCATGGTTCATCTCAGATCACCATGCAGCGAAGCATCACTGTAGATGTGTTCAGCACCATGTAGACGTAGTCGATCTCGGTGGCACCGTCGGTGTAGTGCACATCGAACGCCGTGTCGCCGAGCACCGCAGCACCCTGGGTGTAGGTCATCGTCGTCCACCCGTTCTGCTCGCTGGTGACGAAGTTGTGCTGGAACCAGCGACCGGTGGCTTCTTTCTGAATGTAGAGAGAATCGTCCCTGTAGACGTACTTGGAGCCGGTCGTGAAGGTCTCCGTCGCCGGAGCGTACGTCAGAGCGTTGTTCCAGGTGTTCGCAGCAATGTCATAGCGGTCAACCACCGCCGAAGCGGCACCACGGAAGGAGTAGATGTACCGACCGTTCAGGATGGCCGACTCGTTATTCCAAGCGGCGTCGGGCGCTTCCCAGACCCAGTGCCCCGACAAGCCAGCACCGGGGGCAGCGCCTCGGGCAACACCTGGCGTGATCGTCGTCCAGGTGCCCGCCGTGATGCTGTAGCGGAACAGCGTGACAGCGTTGCTGCCCATGTAGTAGATGAAGTCATCATTGCCTTCGATGCTGTAGACGCTCGTCGCATCTGGCGTCGTCGTCCACGTCGCCACGGTCACAGAGGTGGCGTCATTGGCCGTGATGGTGCGGATCTGACCGGCTCCAGTGCCAGACACGATGCGGATCTGGGAGTTGATCCACTGGCTGGGGGTCCACGTCTTTGCCGAGTTCACCAGCGTCGTAGCCGTGGCGCTCGTCGCCGTACCAGTAGCGAACGACTTGTAACCGGAGCCTTGCCATGACGGGGTGCAGATCAACTTGCTGTCGGTGCCGATCACTGCGGCCGGGGCGATGCCGTCCGTCGCACCGGTCTCGGCCGAGGCCCAGGTGTTGGTGGCGAAATCGTAAAACTTGAACAGGTTCGCCGTAGTGGTGCCCGACGCCGTTACGGCGTTGAGCACGTACCAGCGGGGCGTAAGCAGTCGGAACGTGGTCGACGCAGTGAACGCCGACGCCTGGGTCGGCACCGTGACGACGCCGTTCGCGCCGACTGTGTTGCTGCTGATCGCCAGTGTCGCGCCAGCGTTCGGTCCGCCAGTGATGTGGATGGAGTACCCACGCAGGTCACGTGCCAGGGTGAGGTTCGTGTTGATCGTTGAGGTTGTTCCGCCCGTGGCGGTACCGGATGGGCCAATCGCCGTAGCAGTGCCGCACGCACCAGCGCCAAACGTGCCCGCCAGCGCTCCCGAGGGAATCTGCGTCCAGCCATCTTCAAGAGGGTTGTAGAGGTACTGCGCCGTTGCACTCGCCACATACAACTGCTGCTGTCGGTGGTGGCGAGACGACGCAATGAATGCACCCGCCGAGGTTGCGAGGGGTGCGGGCGTGCAGAACTCCCACCGCTTTAAATCGAGAATCTTGCGGTTGCCGTTGGTAGTAGGCATCAGGTCACGCTCACGTTTCTGCGGAGGGAGTCGGCACCGAGGCGCATCAGGGCGGGGATCTGCTCAAAGGCCGGGTTGCCACCGACCTGCGTCTGGTTCGTCATCGTGCTGACCGTCGTCACCGTGCTGACCGTCGTCACCGTGCCGACCGTCGTGATCGTCGCCAACGTCAGAGAGCCAGTGATGGCATCCACCACGACACGGAGACGGCCAGCCACATCAGGCATCGACTGACCAATGGAACGGCTGAGTGACTGCACTGCCATTCGCATGGCTTCCAGCGCCTCCACGACTTCGCCCTGCGTGAGCGTGACCGGGTACGGGTTGTTGAGCGACACGTCGCCGTCGTTGACTCCATCACTGCCGTGGATCAACTTGATGCGCTGGTAATTCACGCCACCAATGTCATCGGTAGCGATCACATCACCAGTTGCCGGGAGAGTGCTGTTGTCAGACATCAGTCCTCAGTAACAATCGTGCCAGAAAGGATGCGAGGGGTTACACCCGAGGTTACTGAAATGGACGGTGAGAGAGCGCCCTTGTAGAGCACCTTGCCCGTACCAGTCGAAGCAGTACCGATAGCGAAGTGGGTGATCGTGTTGGTGCCAGCGGTACAGGCACCGAAGTCCGTATTCGCAACGAGAGTGACTGCGTTTGCGGACACGGTGAACCCGCCTGTAGTGCGAGCAACGGCTACACGGGCGTACCCCGTGTACGTCGCCTCACTGGTGGTCTGATCGCCTGCTTCACCGGGGTCGGCGGTGTGCAGTGACAGAAACAAAGACCCCACTGTTGTTGACCCGCGCAGACCGGTTGCATCGCCAATGTTGGCCGCATTGGTGTTGTTGAACACTAAGAGCAGTAGGTCGTTTTCCCAGGTATTGCCTTTGGACATTTGAGTCTCCTAACAGATTAAGGGCGAACAGAAACGCTTGGGTCAATAGTAACATAGCCACGAACGAGCCTTGTCCACTGGTTGACCGCACCTTGGACGAAAAGGTCATATTCATACGACCCTGCTGTTACTGAGTTGAGGTCGGAGATATGAAGTTCCAAACTGTCGCCGTTGACCCAGGTGAGGTAGCCTCGTTGTGAGCCTGGTAAGGCGGCAATAGCAACCTCGTTTGGAGGCGTGGCGAACCAACGAATGTCGATAACCGTCGCCCCAGTAGCGTCCTTTGCCTGCAAATAGGCGTCGGTAACGGTAAGGGTGTCCCCATCGCCGTCTTGCCAGACAAACGAGGTGTAGTAGTCCTCACCCTTTGCAAACTTGATGGGAAGATTCATAATCGCTCCAAGTGTGGGGTCGGACACGAGGTCTAGGTCTGACACGGAAATAGTGCCAGCCACCACCGGAGTAGTAGTAGTGGCAAACCCACCGTTTGCTGCGGCGGAACGTCGGCTGATGACCGCTACCACATCAAACGCTAGATCCCCTAACGGTAACGCCGCCGTTTCCTGATCCGTGAGGTAAAGCATCAGACCGCCCTCACTGGTGATGTTCACGTTTAGAGGTACCGTCATGTTTGTACCGGTACGGACTGCGCCCCACGCCTCAGTAGGATAGATACGGCGACGAGTAGTCCTGTCCTTAACAAGGACAAGACGCTCCCAGGAAAGCCCTCTAGTTAGTTTGTACTTAGCCTGAGAGATCATTAGTCGTACTATACCGTATGTATGCAAGGAACGACAGTGGCGTAGTGCAACAATCTGGTTTGACCCACAACTGTAGTTGTTCCTAGTACGCCCTACTTCCGATCAACGGTCAGTACGAGTGGGTGTGTGTACAGACGCCAGACCAAAGCCAAACAGGGCTGCTACCTGCACGATCTTAGCCACTACGTCACCGCTGAAGAAGCCGAAGATAGCGTTAAGACCCATTACCAGAGTCAGTGCTCGGTAGATGTACCCACGTACCTTTACTGGAATCCAGTCTTGCTCGTTCATGTCAGTCCTTTTTGTTTGTAAAGTGCCACACGATGTGGTCATGGTGTTTGTCAGCGAGTTCGCTGACGGTTGCTTCTACTTTGTCGACCTTAGTATCGACCTTGCTAAGAGCGTTAAGCGCCTCAAGGTGCCTTCGTTCCGCTTCTTTTTGACCCTCGTTGTGCTGACGAGTATTGTCGTCGTCAAGACGCTTCAGTGCCCACATAAGAGGCCCACCAATAAGCGCTACGACAATAGGCACGAATACAAGAGACCAAGCCGACACTGGTACTCCTCAACTCTTACTAGCGGCAACCGAGGCCATGTTGACAAGGAACTTACGTAGAGCGGCTGCCGTCTTGGGGCCGTAGTTGCCGTCAATGGGGACGTTCAGCGCCCGCTGCATCTGCTTAACAGCAATCTCTGAGATTGCACCGAATTCGCCATCGATCTTAAATGGCTTCTTTGCCCATGACCAGAAGACCAGGATCTGCTGCAACTTCACTACCTCTGGTCCCTTGCTGCCGATCTTCAGAGTTGGAGCAGGCACAACAACCGCTGGGACAGGAACTGGAGGAGGTGAAGTATTAGTCAACTTGTTTTCCACTGGTTCGCCGTTAGACCAGGCAGACTCGTACACCTCAATGTGTAGCCATTTAGCCCAGAGTTGCCCCATGCCAGTGGGAGAATCGGCCTGGTTAACCCAGCCCCTTACACCATTAGTGCGGGTTGATCGCCAGAGCCGACCCGTTCCAGGCACTGCTCCGTAGTAGTCGTGAATTGCTTGAATGCCAAGTTCAAGAGAGTTGTTGATGAGGAATGGCAGAATCTGATCATCAAGAATCTTCCGTTGCTGTGCTGCCGACACTACGTCGGCATCTGCGCTACACCAGCGCCAGTCAATAGCAGAGCCAAAGGCGTGCGAAGACCACTCCTCATCTCCACGAACCTTGCGCGTTCCATACCCGCCAAGATCTACCCCGCCGTATCTCTTCAGTAGGTATTCTCGTACCGCTCGGAGAGCGGGAGAAGTGGAGCCAAACAGCGTTGAGTTGGGTTGACGACCGTCTTGCCAGTTAGTGAAGTACTGCGTGTTTACAGTCATAGTGTCGCCTTGTCCGAATACCGTAGTTGTCGGAAATATTAGCAGCGACTACTTACTCACCACTAGAGTCACTTCGTACGTATTTAGGTCAAGGCGCACGACATTCATCACTGTCGCTCTTCCCCATCCTTCTGCCGTGGCACGACGCATAGCAACAGCACGAGCATCACCAATGAACTGGGTTGACACAGTGTAAGTGATGACCATGTCGTCAATTGTAGCGCCAACGATACAATTACGCACCTACTAGCACTACACCTCTGGTGCGCCGTGGCCGATTGGTGTGTGGCTTAGATCGACTGCGAATGAACCGGGAACGAGACGAGTAACTCGCCCAATCCACACTTCGGCATCATACCTAGTGTTCATCTCAGGCGGGCCGATCACGGAAAGACACGATGACCTTGCCCACCAGTAGTTGCCCCCAAAGTAGGGGTCTTGCCCTGGAAGACCACTCACATAGTGTACACCTGCTGTAGAGGCTCCAGAATCCAGAACTTCAAGTGCCTTGTCAGCGTTGACTACGTTCCAGTATTCCATCTCGTTGCGCCACGTTGCCTGTAACGGGTAATCGCACCCAGCCCCTTTGGTGTGGGTGTACAACACGTACGATTCTCGCCCTTCTCTGGCAACAGACCACTCGTACAAAGCATTGAGGGTAAGTTGCTCCCACCCCTCGTCACTGTTGGCAACGAGGTTAGCGTGAATGTCGTTATCCGCTAGACGGCGAAGAACCGGGCCAGCGTCGCCTACTACTCCTACGTACGTAGGGATTGCACCTACCGGGCTTCGTTTGAGGGCACGAATGTGATGATCAACCACATGCTCCCACTGCCCAAGTGCGTAGACGTGGTAAAAGTGTGCCAGTTCCATCAGTGTTCCTCGTTGTACTTCCAAGAAGCGACGTTCTTATCGCAGTGTTGCCGGTAGTAGATCTCGTCTTCTAGAAGATTCGCTGAATCTACATACCAAGCAAGGTGCTCAGCGGTATAGGGCCAACCTAGTCGTGCTGATGGCCAGATGTCCCAACCGGCGTTTCTGTTGCGGTAGAACGCCATAGTAGTGTCAACAGCGGAGTCATGTACCTTAGTTCCGTCTTCCCACTCTTCTAGAAGACCACCTACCCAGAACTGGGTTTCATGATGGATCACGTGGTCTTTATAGAGGTAGTGGTCTGGGATGTTGTCGATCCGCAGAGAGAACCCAGTCTTGATTAGACGCTCATGTCGATGCAGCACGCCTAGCATCTTCTCAGGCCAGTCTGTGGGGCACTCATCTACTGGACATACATCTGGGTCAGTAAGCCCAAACGGGCCGATCTCTGGGAGTAAGCCAAGAATCCACGGACTGTGATGTCCGTGGTTACTGCCCGTAAAGATCACTTGGTGCTGCGATTGGCGTAGGTACTCAACAGTCGGCTCGTACGTAGAGTCGTTGTCTACAAGGACAAGGTCAATTCCCTGCGCCTTCTCCAGGCCAGTAATCGTTTTCTTGAGTTGTTCAAGACGATCACGAACAATTACGAATACAGGGGTTGACATTTCTACACGTCAAGATGAGTGCTGATTGCCAGTACTACTTGAAATGGTCCGACAATGTCATGTCGAACAACGCTAAAGCCATTGTTTACGAGCATCTCAGCGTATCCGTCTTTATCCCACGCCCACGTGTGGTACTCATAGTGGGCGTCAGCGGTCTCAAATGCAGGAGAACTTGCTACTAGGTACTTCACCTTTGAAGACAGGTGCCGTACGTACGCGTGCGGGTCAATGAGGTGTTCAAGCATCTCAGTGGTAACGCATATGTCCCCGTATGAAATATCGTCGGTTAATACGTTTCCATACATGACGTTCTGACCGCGAGCAGCGGCAGCATCGACGTTACTTTGCTGAAGGTCGTAGCCCCAGCGTAGATGGGGTGGAACCTGAGAAGAGATCAACCATAGTAGTCCTCCGTCACCAGAACCGAGATCGACAACAATCATTCCCGGTTCGTACGCCTGAACCACGAACTGTGCGGCTACGTCTAGCCGAGGCCGATGGGCATCCTGATCAACGTGCGGAGCGCTTTCCCTCTCTGCGTACCACGCATCTGTTGTGTATTCAGGAATCGTTCCTTCTGGAAAGAGTCTGGTCTCCATCACTCACACACCCATATTTGTGTCTTAATGCCGCTCATATCCATAGTAGTGACTATAAGCGGACGCCACCCCGAGGATTGAAGGATCTCTCTCATCCCCTCAACATCCCAGCCCCAGTAATGCTCATGCTTGCTGGAGTCTATCTCTCCATCAGGAGTTGACAAGATTAGTTTCTTTGACCTAGCCCTAATCTCTTCTAAAAGACGAACAGGCTCAGACACGTGCTCAATGGTCTCAGAGAGGATGAATAGATCAACTAATGGTGACCCAACGTTCTTAATTGCGTCTTCAATCTTCCCGTGGTAGTGGTACCCATCACGGTAAGAGTAATCACCTAGTACAGGTGAATCGCTGAAAGCGTACGCAATGTCTGGTCTGGCACCTGCCGAAAGGTCAACTACCACACCCTCGTTCTTGCGGAAGAACTGAAGGCCCAAGGAAATGGTCAAATTGACTCTATGTACGTGATAGTCCCAGTTCGTGTAATCGTTGGGCCTAGCGTAGATTTCTTGGAGTTCTGACTCTGAGTAGTCGGGTCTTAGTCTGATAATCATCAGTAAGACCGTACTCTCTGCACATCATTTGAGAGTTGATACGCCACATACTCTTTGTATGTGTTTTCGTCCATAATCCAGGTATCGCTTGAGTTAACCTCATTGTACCCATGATCCCACTCCACCTTGCCAGCGGAGGGATGAACGTGTTCGATGATTACGTCGCTAAGGTACGTCAAAGTACCAAGGCCACGGCCAATGTCCATCCAGAAGTTGTCGAAGAATAGGTGTACGCCGCCTGGGAACACCATGTATCCAAGAGCCTTAATAATGGCAGAGTCCATGAACACAGCAGTCGCTAGTGCTTGTCCCTGCAACAGGTCGTTTCCGTAAACTACTGCATTGGGAGTGTTAGCGCACGCTTTCGCTACCTCCACATCCCATCCTTCAGTACGTGGACGATGATCGTCGCCCATAAAGCCGACAATGTCGTACCTATTAGCCATCTCTGGGCCGAACTTGTTCAGCGTTCCACCAAGACGAAGGCGTTCTGTCGTAAGAAGAGCACCCACGAGTGATCCTCTGTGAAGATCCCACTCCCAGTGGTACTGCTCATATGTGTCATCGTCGTCATCAATGATGATGAGCAGTTCAGTGCCCTCGTTTTTACGAGTATGGAAACTCTCAATCAAAGGGCCAACGTTGCCGGGACGGCCTCTTGATGGAACTAGAACTCCTAGTGTAGGAAGTGTTTGATGCATCGCCTAATGCCCTCCTCAAGGGTAACTCTTGGCGTATAGAAAGAGTTAAGGCGATCAGGGCACCCAACGCGGTGCATGACGCCCTTTGGTGCGTCAAGCAGATGATGAAGGGGAGCAGAGTAACCGGCCTCTTTCATCATCATACTTGCTAACTCGTTGAAGGAAGTTCCTACTCCGGTAGAGATATTGACCGCTAAGCCAGCAACATCCTGCTGGTGCATTGTCAGAACTGCATCAACGATGTCGTCAATATGCACCCAGTCACGAACCTGAGTGCCATCACCCCAGATGGCAAACGGTGACTCTTTAACTGCTGCCCGCCAGGCAAACGAAGGGAACGGGTAGCACATGTCCTGTGTTTCTCCGTATCCACTGAAAGGTCGAAGAACCAACACCTTTAGCCCAAGGTTGCTGTACTCCCTGGCCATCATTTCACCGGTCAACTTAACCCATCCATATGTGAAGTCTGGGTTGCGCACAGCGTCTAGATCGATGTGATCCTCTCTCAGAGAGATGTTGTATTCACTTCGCTGAAAAGCAATGGGGTAGGCGGCGGATGAGGAGAAGAACACAGTGTACTTCGGCTTAGTGCGCTCGGCCCATCGCCACATCTCAGCGTCGATGCTGAGATCCTCTGCTGCTAGCAAGAACGGACTGTTCTCAATCATCGTTCTTCCGCCTACTACAGCGGCGCAGTGGATCACTAGATCAAACTGCGTGTTGTTTGCCCTAAAGTACTCACGGCAATCCTGCGTGTTCAGGAACTCCTTTAGGACTACTCCGTCTTTTACGTCTAGACACAGCAGGTCGTTTGTTCCGTCGTCTAACTTCTTACGGAAGTGACTTCCAACGAACCCACTACTTCCCGTGATCAGTACCTTCATGTGTTCACCTTGTTCGACGGCAGAGTTGAAGCGCTTGGCTCTACACCAGCAAATTATCACACGGCAAGACGGTCTGCACAGAGCGCAGGCGTTCTCTCCTTAGAGAGTCCTTCAGAGGTTGACCACACAACAGTGTGCACGCCCGTGTCAAGGATAATCTGCTGGCACTTTTGACAAGGCTTTGCCATGCCTAGATCGCCATCTCTCTTGATGCGCGCAACGTACAGAGTCGCTCCGTCTGGATCTCCTGCCCGACGAATAGCGGCCTCTTCAGCGTGATAGGAGACCCCGTCCAGTTCCACCAGAGATGGGTCATTCCTGTAGCGATTAAACCCCGACGACAGGACGCTTCCTCCTCTGACGAGCACTGCGCCAACACGCCATTGTGCGTGTGGTGCCTGCTCAGCCTGAAGAATGGCAAGGCGAAGCCAACGAATATCCGAACCCTTGATCTGCATGGCAGCCGTCAGGGTGCAGTGGGTGAAGGAAAGCCCTGGAAATCGAACTCAATGATAGAACGTACCCGTTCTTCCGCTCGTTCTCGGGACATGAACACGCCTAGCGTGTCAATTGCTACCTCTGGTGTGGGCACCAGCGTGGTGAGTCCAAGCAGCATGAATGCTGCGGCTTCACTGTAACTGTCGGTCTCTACAGCAATCGGCAGTTCGCCGCATGTATCACCGATGTGGAGGAGTGGTGTAACAGAGATCATCGTCTTCTCATACTCAAATGGGCTACTGGCCTTCAACGCGTAATGCACGGAGTGGAACACCTTTCAACAGTGCAGCCGTCGCTCGGTGATGACCAGACAGAATGATGTTCTGGTTACGAGACGGGCGGTGCAGGATCACTGGGAACCTGTTGCCAACGTTACCTTGGTCAGCAGCGGTCTGTCCCGTTAGATCGTAGTTTCGCCCCATGTAGTGCCGAAGATGATGCTGTACCACGCTCGGCTGAGACGCTAGTAGTGGACGAGGGTCGAACTCAACCAAACTTGGCGGCTGACGGCTAAGTTCAGAGGCAATCGCATCCTTCTCGTCTGGGTGTAGTAGTCCGTACTTCTTAGACTTCCCGGCGCTCTGCCACGGAGTGGGTGCTGTAGGAGCAGGCCCAAAGATGCGATCAATCCCGGCCTCACCTGCTCCGTACAGACGAGCAGGTCTGTGGAATGGGTGAAACTGTTGACTTAGATGGGCAATGCTTTCCCAGTCGTACTCTTCCACAGAAGTTCCTTCCTACCACTTTTCTTTGTTAGCCCAGTAGGCTGCGGACATCTTGCCCTTGGCGATGTTCTTAGCGTGACGTGCCTTGAATGAGTCACGTCTGTTCTCATCAGCCTTTGACTCGCCCTTGCGCTCTGGGGAACCAGAAACGCCCTGCTGCCCGAAGCGGATCAACTTTACTTTATCGCCTTCCTTGGCGAGTACAGCGTGCGACTTCGTTGGATGATCTGGTGTGCGCTTCGGCTTGTTGTAGCCGGAGAATGTCTCTCCAGAGCGTTCGATTGATGGCATGTTGTTCTCCTTAGATGTCTAACTGAAGTTGCCCAGGCAGTTCTTTTCTACGAGGCTCTTCCTGGTTGTCAGAAACGGTAACACTTTTTCTGACATCTCCAGTACCGCTCACTGGGTTGTCAGATGACGGTTCTGTGGACTGTGACCCGTAGCGCTTGTTCCAATCGGCGGTGGCACTGGTTCCTACGAATTGAATACCCAACTTGCCCATGTGTTCTTTTGGAATAACGTGGCTAATCTCTCCCGGCCCCTCCACGTTGTTTCGCATTTGAACCACTTTTTGCATCTTGTGTACTTGGCTACGCCGAAGTGGGATGCTTTCCCAGAGAGTAGGCGTGGCCCCTGATGAAAGGGTTGGCGTTCTGTAGGCGTCATCGTCAGCGTAGATTTCAGGAGAAATGGAAGACGTGGGCACTCTGTAGTGGTGTACGTAGTTCCTTCCTCCCTCGGCGTCGGTGCCCTGCTCTCCTTGTATCATAGCGCCCACTGTGTGCGGTGTTCCAGTGAAGATCGTCTTGTCAGCGAACTCTGCGCGATCAGAACCAGATGATACGTAGTCTGCTGTGGTGGATAACCCTCCACCATACATGCCACTAAAGGTGTCTTTCGACACCATTGACTCGCCCTCAGGGAAATCTGTGTTGCGGAGAATGAACTGCTGAGTAGGCGAGTACATGCTGTCGCCACTAGGGTGCTCCGTCAGGTGCGGGGGAGTCCTTGAGCGACTGGCGTGGAACACATCGATGAACTGGCGCTTTCTCATAGCACTACAGTATCAAGAACACCACTTGCAGTCATTGACTGGCGATGACACATTGCGCTTATCAAGTTCTTTCTTGATCTTAAGCGCCTTCATGCCAAGGTCGTACAGACCACGACGAGGCTTATCCCAAGTGTGAAGCCCTTCAGCGGTGTGGACAGACTGATGAATGCGCATCAGCGAATCAGTCAGACGCTCGTCATCTACGTTTGGGATGCTCTTGGTCTTCACCAAACGCATCTGTGACGGATTTAGGTTGTCAGAAGCCGCCACGGAATCAGGTGTACTTGTACGGATTCTTCGGGTTTCGCTGGCCACCAAAGATACCTGGGTGACCGGCATCCCGAGGAACAGTACCTTCGGTGTGAAGGACTGCGATCAGACGATCTGGGTCTGCCTCTGCCAGTGCTGCAATGCGGTGGTGCCCGCCAAGGACGGTCTTGCCCTTACCTGACCCAGGTGCCTCTAGAGGGTCGTGACCAAGGTGCACAGGAGGAATGTCCCCACCAGTAGATAGGTGGTGGTACAGCGACGATTCGTATGAGTTGATGTGCTCATCCGCTGCTGCTACACGCTCGTCTTCTTTTCGGTCTTGGTACGTGTACGTGCCTTCACCGGTTCGCCTACTCACATTGAACTGGCTGCTTGGCATTTTGCTCATCTGAGACTGGAGCACACGGTAGTACTCCCGACCGTGGTGCGTACTTTCATAGTCAGCCTTGCTCAACTGAGATTCGTCCAGTTTGCGATCCCACAACTCGTCGTCTGTCTCTTCTCGCCAGCCGTTGTCATACTTATCGACCTTGTCGTAAGACAGTGGGGCAAATTGGGACTGGATCTCACGCGCAGACATGAACATAGGAAGTTGTTCAGCGAACTGACCGGATGACATGTGTGATTTAGAGGTTGAACTCATCATCTATCCTTGCTGGTCGTCTTCCCAGCGGTTGCCTGGGCTGATGCCCGACTTTAGCGCTTTCCTAGCGTAGAAGTACTGTTTACAGGCCGGATTTTTTCCCGACACCCACGTCACGTTCCCCACACGTATCACTTCACTGCCCTCACTAGCACGAGTAACACCTGTCAGAACAACTTTAATTGCTCAAATTGGCTGTCACCACGGTTAACTTGTGGCTTATCCCGCTGAGAAATGCCACGTGAAGCAGAAATGCGGTCACGAACCCACTGTCTGCCTTGGTTGACACGCTCTTCAGGCACTTTTTCGTCAGCCCACAGTGGTCCGGTAGTTTCTTTACGCATTTCAGGCATGTGTTCCCGCTTAGGAGCAGCGTATTTCTGCACTTCTCCATCCTCCGAGTAGGTGTCCTGCCCTGTTTCCATGTTTCTATTGGAGAAGTTGGGCACTGCAAGCCCTCTACTTACCGCATTACGTGACAACGTAGAGGAGAAGGGGGACAGAGTTCCGCTCGCCATTGGTACGTCGTGCTGTGCGCCGAGTTCATGCATGGCAATTCCGACCATTGTTGGCATTACGTGACGTAGTTTGGGGTCAGAATAGGCAACATCGATGACTGGAGGCACGTGAGTGAACAATTCACTGGGATGTTCATCCTCACTACCCTTCATATACCCGTAAGCGGAAGAGGTAACGAGTTCCTTCTTTGGATTGAAGTTCGGGTTCGTGATCGACTCAACAAGAGTCTCCGTAGGAGTGTGCGACGTGATCTTGTGCTCAAAGTTCGGTGACTCAAATGATGGCTCAAGCGTTACTCTTGCGTAGGGGTATCCATCCGGTTGGCGCTTGTCAGAAACTGCTTCAATAGAAGAGCCGTTAAAGAGGGAGTAACCACCGCCCTTTATGTTTCTAAAGTATCGAATAGCCATTAGAATCCCGTTCTCCGTGGCCCACCGAGCATTGTGGTGGCAGCATCGGCAGTCAACTTCCTTGCTTGTGCCTTCTTCGTCTTCTCTGTATCACCAGGAAGTGGGTTTGCGTGGGCAAACCGCGCCCCTTCTGCGCTCAATTGGGTACTGTGGGAAAGGCTTGGGTACTTCTCTTGCGCCATCGACAGCATGGCAGCACCAATACCCATTCCCCTAAACCCTGTGTTCACCTGAACGTGCAGTACTTCCCTACTGTCATTATCCCCCCACGTGCCAAGTATTCCAGAAACTCGTTTCACAGCCCTTCCACCAGGAAGAATGTCGTCCGGTTTCCCGATCTGACGAGAGACTACTGACCCGTATTCATGGCGGAGTTCAAAACTCCGTTTGCTTCCTTCAGGGGTGTACTTGCGGACATTTGGATCGTCGTCACGTATGTCACCAAACGGTTGAAATTGCGGTCCAAGAGTCATTAGAACAGTGACTCCTGACCTGGGCCTGGGTTGATACGTTGTGCCTGCCATTCACGCTGAGAAACCGATAGACCGTCCTCAACGTCCTTAAATTGCTCTCCTCGTTTGCCTTTCACACGGCTCTTTACCCAAGAACGAGCAGCCGACACCTCTTCTGGAGTTGCCTCTTTAGCACCGTCTACCTGGAAGGTAGGAATGCGCTCACCAGCATCGTTGGTGTGGTACATGCGCTCATGCCTTGGATACATGTCGATGCTGTTCGTAACGCTCATGTTCACGTTCTCTGGGTGGCCCTTTGTCAGTCCACGCTTAGCGGCCTTCCTAGACAAGGTACTTGACCACTTGGATAGGTCATTTGCCGCCACAGGAGTGTCACCGCCTGCTCCCATTGCATTCATAGCCATACCGACCATCGTGGGTAGTGCATGGCGCAGCGAGGGATCGACGAATGCCTCTTGCACCACTGGTGAGTGGTGCGTGAACAGTTCAGTTGGGTTACCCCACTCCTTCGTTGATCTGTACACGCTTTCCCGTTTGACGAGACCATTGTCTTGGTACTCAAACTCTCCCCGTGCATTAAGCACAGGACGCTGCACCGTGTTGAAGTTCGGCTCTTCCCGAGGTGAACTTACCCTCACGTTGCCAGTAGCAGCAACATCCGCTACTTCTGGTCCGTCCCACGTGTCAATCGTTTCCGTAGTGCGCTTATCGCTCAGTACGTGCACGTCAACCGAGCCGTATGAGTTTGCAGGTCGCTGGATGTAATACCGCATATAGAGAGTCTATCCGTGTTGATAAGCGGTGTCGTGCGTCAGGATGGGCCTATCGGACGTGCGTGTGTCGAACGTCACATCAAGTAGGGGGGGGGGTAGGGCGTGTCGAACGTCACATTGGAATGGGCCTATCGGGATGGGGTGTAGCCGGTAGCGAGGTGCTGGAATGGGCCTATTGGTGTAGGCAATGGTCGGTAGCGAGTGGCCCCTGCCACGCCTCCGCCACGGCGAGGCCGTTTAAGGGTGGGGGTGTCCCCCGAGTGGGGGAACGAGCGCATGTGACGAACGTCACGCCATGTACCTACCGACATGTCTGGGGATAAGTTGTGGATAAGCCTGTGGATTGTGCGAAACAGATTCGACCCCTTATCCACAAGGAAACGCCCTGGTAGATGGGCATATTTGGCCGAAATCCACAGCCTGTGAGGATCGTTTCTAAGGGCCGATCTCCTATCGATTGGTATGACGGGGGCGCAAGAGGGGGTGCTTCGATCAGAGGCCCACAGAGCGGCCTTCTCGCAGGTGTGACGAACGTCACATGGCATGTGTCGGGCGTCACACGGTGTGTCGATCGTCACATGGCCCGTCGAATGGGCCTACGGTGTGACGAGCGTCACGTTGTGCGTGGTGAGTGCAGCCCCACGGGCCTACGGCCGCTGTGTGCACTTGCTGCCGGGCCTACGGCCGTGCTGGGTAGCAAGTGCCGAGCGGTGCCGAGCAGCACCCATCCATGCCGAGCAGTACCCCCTCCCTCCCTCTCTCTCTCCCTGTACTGAGGCCTTCGGCCTGACCGGGCGGAATCCGGCACCCATAGTCCCCTGACGAGGGGACAGGCATCTAGTCCATATGCATCAGAACCCCCTACTCAGGGGACAGTCTCCTAGTGCATATGCACTACGGATTTGGGCCGTTTCTAGTGCATATGCGTCAAATCAGCCCCCTGATTACCGTTCGACACCACCAGGGACTACGGTTCTGGTCGGGCCGCATACCGCCCACCGGGCCACCGGCCCTGCTCCTTTGAAACTGAAGAACCGCCTGCTGTACGTCAAGCAGCCGCCAGGCCCACGCTCCCCCTCCGATGGGGTCAAGCGTGGACTTCCTGGCAACCCGGCCAAGCCGCTGGGTTGTGCTGCCCACGGGGATTGCATCCTCTGCGAACCAGGCTATGGCACCGTCACGGGGGGAGGCTCGCTCCTGGGAACGACGGTGACGGGGGAGAGAGTCCCCCTGCTGCCTGTCTCACGATGAGACAGACGGGCGCACGAATCACCGAACCGCTGACATGAGGCCGGGGGATTCAACGTGGGATGGACACCACGGTTCGTGCGCCGCAACCCTGCGAGGGGTTGCCCAGTGCAGCCAGCAATGGCTGTACCGGGGAGCATCTCGCTCCATCACTCACCACTAGGGAGAACCAACCGCCATGCACACCAACACTGCTGCCGCTGTCATCGCCGCCATCATCGCCGCCGACCGTGCCGACGAGGCACTTGCCGGTGCCCGTGTCAGTGCCGCCGATGCACTGACCAACGCCGCCATCACCACCCACGCTGCCCTGGGCAGCAAGGTCTCGCTCCGCTCCATCGCTGACGAGGCGAAGAACCAGGGCATCGTCGTGTCGAAGGACACGGTGAGCCGCCTGGGTGTCGTCGGGTCGATCATCGTGGCCCAGCCCGATCTCGTCGCTGCTGAGGGCGAGATCAGTGTCGCCCATCACCTGCGCCGCCTGATCAACCAGGCCGTGAACAACGGTGTCGGTCTGGCCGACATTCGCACGGCTGGTGCTGAGGCCGACCCCATCGCCGCCATCGCTGCCCTGGCCCAGCCCCAGGCGAAGGCGAAGGCCGCTGCCCCGTCGATGAGCGACGGCGAGAGCGACGGCGAGAGCGAGGGTGGTTCGATCGACGAGATCGACGAGGTGCCGACCCCCGAGACCACGGCCCTGCTGGCCGATGCCAACCGTGCCCTGGCCGCTGCGGTCGTGGCCTTCACCAACGCCGTCAAGGTCGCTGAGAGCGAGAAGGGCTGGTACGCCGACGACCAGGCGGCACTGGATGCCGCTCGTCTCGCCATCGCTGCCCTGGCGGAGGCTGCCGTGGCGTCGGGCAGCATCGCCCTGCTGCCTGCCTGACCCCCACGGGTTGAGCCGTGCCAGATCGTCCCGGCTGTCTCATCATGAGACGGTCGGGGCGTGGCCGGGACTGCTCAGTCCACCGACACCTACGGAGGAACCCCATCATGGATCGCACCACCATCGCAGAGACCATCGTCCCCGGCTCGTACCTGCTGAACCAGGGCGACATCTCGCTGGAGATCACCGGCAAGGTGATCACGCCTGGTGTCATCGTTCGCCTCTGGGAGGGCGACGAGCACATCCGCATCGACCTGTCCCTGGAGCAGGTCGCCGCCCTGACCATCCTGCTGGAGAAGGCCGCTGCCTTCTCGCTCACCGCCTGATCAACACAAGGAGAATCACCATGTCCGTCACCGAATGCATCGTCACCCCCGGCAAAGACCTGCCGTCCCTTTGGGAGTGTGCTTGCGGCGAATGCCGCCGCTTGCAGGCCCAAGCCAACGCCGACCTGGACGACTGACCTGTCTCATTGTGAGACGATAGTGAATCCGCAACCGACAAGGAGAACCACACCATGACCTACAACCGCAACCGTGGCCGCTACGGCCGCTACAACATGCAGACCGTCGCCGCTCCGGTGCAGTACACCTGCACTGACAGGCAGCACGGCTTCGCCCTGCAATTGGTGGCCGATATCACTGAGAAGGCGGCGCAGTCGACCCCTGAGTCGTTCGCCGCTGCGCAGGCTGTCATCGGCACGCTGACCGACCTGCCGAAGGTGCTGAGCGAAGCGTGGGCTGAAGTCAGCAAGCAGGCCGCATCGGTCGTGATCAACGGCCTGCTGATGGCCAGCAAGGTGCTGGTGCCCACCGGCCCGGTGGTCTCGCCGTACCCCGGCCTGCCCCAGCACGACCGGGTGATGACCACCCGGTTCGGCGGCAAGTGCCGCCAGTGCAGCAAGCCCACGGTGGCCGGTGTCGACCTCGCCGTGCAGGTTCATGGTGTGTGGTCTGCCTGGTGCATGCCCTGCGCCACCAGCGACCCGGCGCAGCGTCAGGCCGAAGAGGCCGCACAGGCCGCTGCCGCCAAGGCAGAGGAAGAGCGGCTTCGGCTGCTGACCGGCGTGGCCGTGGGCCTGGCACGGCAGGCGTTCGATGCCCTGGGCATGAGCCACCACCAGCACCCGGTGCTGCGGTTCGCCCTGCCCAGTGTCACCGGCAACAACGACCTGGACTTCTTCACGGTGAGCATCACTTCGCACCGTGGGGTGGCGAACGGTGTGCGTGTTTGCCGTGTCATCGGCGGTCACCCCGACTACGGCGTCGGCCTGGAGCAGGCGGTCGAAGTGCTCAAGCGACTGACCGACAGCGATATCCGCACCGCCGCATATCGATACGGCCAGGAACTGGGCTACTGCTGCCGCTGCGGTCGCCACCTGACCGACGAGGACAGCCGTGCGGCTGGCATCGGGCCGGATTGCGCCAGCAAGGTGTGACGTTCGTCACATTGTGTGTCTCACGATGAGACACCGTGTACATTCATCAATCCACGAATCAACAGGAGAACCACTACCGTGATCGACATCTTCGCAGCCGTCAAGGCACAGGCCGAACAGATCAAGGCCAAGGAGACCAAGGGCAACGACTGGCCCGATATCTCCGCCATCAGCAGCAAGCCCACCGCTGAGCCGGTGGAGGGGCTGGGCCTGGGCCTGGCTCCGATGGCCCACCAGAACGTCGTCATCCAGGCCGTCAAGGACGGTCACCGTCGACTGGTCGTGGCCGACGAGCCTGGTGTCGGCAAGACCCTCGCCGCCATTGGTTCCCTGGAGGCAGTCGATGCCTACCCGGCACTGATCGTGTGCCCTCCGTCGCTCACGCTCAACTGGGTGCGAGAGGTGCAGCGTGCGGTTCCGCACCGCACCGTGGGCACCTTGACGGGCCGCAAGGTGACCGCTGTGCCCAACGTCGATGTGCTGGTCGTCCCCGACAGCATCATCGCCTACTGGGCCATGCGTAAGGACGAGAAGTCGGGCCGCAACGTCGGCGCAGACCTCGCCCAGCACCCCTGGAAGGGGTTCGTGGTGGACGAGGCCCACCGCATGAAGGGCTTGGCCGATCAGCACCCGGCGCAGCGTGCACGGGCCTGCGAGATCATCGCACGGGCACTGGCCGACGATGCCGTGAGCCTCGCTCTCACCGGCACGCCCATCCTCAACCGTCCCTCCGAACTGTGGGGGTCGCTCGCCATCGCCCGTGTCACCGACCGCATCGCTCGCACCCGTGCTGAGTACATGCACCGCTACTGCGATCCGCAGAGCAATGGCTTCGGTGTCACCTACCGTGGTGCCAGCAACGTGAAGGAACTGCACAAGATGCTCACCAGCCGGGTGATGATTCGCCGTCTTCGTGCCGATGTGCTGACCCTCCCGAACAAGGGCCGCATGACCGTGGCCGTGAACCTTGATCAGGAGGCTCGCATCGCCATTCGTGCTGCGGAGAAGAACCTGGAGCAGTTCATGCGTGAGCGCACCGGCAACGACAACTACAACCTGTCGGATGTGGCGCAGGCCATCGTCCTCCTGAACGTCCTCCGTCAGGTGACCGGCAAGGGCAAGGTCAAGTCGGCAGTCGACATGGCGAACGACCTGCTGGACGAGGGCGAGCAGGTGTTCGTGGTCGGTCATCACAAGGCCGTCATCGACGGGCTGGTGACCGGGCTGATCAAGCACCAGCCGGTCGTCATCGACGGTTCGATGAACGCTACGCAGAAGCAGGCCGCTGTCGATGCGTTCCAGTCGGGCAAGGCCCGTGTGATGGTCGGCAACATCGACGCTGCTGGTGTGGGCTTCACGCTCACCGCTGCCAGCAACATCATCGTGGTCGAACTGCCCTGGACTCCTGGGCAGTTGCAGCAGGTCGAAGACCGCCTGCACCGCATCGGCCAGGTGAACGATGTCATGTCGACCATCGTGCTGGCCGATGGCATCGACGGCAAGTCGTCGGTCGACGACCGCCTCTGGAACCTGCTCAATGAGAAGGCGTTGGTGGTCAACAACATCATCGACGGCAAGGATGCCGACCTGGGTGCCAAGAGCATCATGGATGCCCTGCTGGCCACCTACAAGTGACAGGACGGTGGCGGTGTCTCATGGTGAGACATCGCCACCGTTTGTCGATAGTGAATCGCAACGACAACGAGAGGACAGGAACCATGACCGGAGAAATCAACACCGAGAAGAAGATCAGTGAGCACCGGAAGATGTACCACTCCATCTTCGTCACCGCTCTGGAGGGCGGCATCGGCTACTGGTCGACCTGCGAGATATATCGCTGGTCGGACGGTTACGGTAAAGAGGACTACGAGACCTTCTACGCCGTCATCGAAGACGAGGTGGACGGGGGAAAGTACCGTATCGACTCTCAAACCATCAGCCGTGGGTATCGGCTGGCGGTGAAGAACGCAAACGCTATCGGCTGGAGCGGTGAGAAGCCCCCGATGGTCGTTCGTAACGAGGACGACTGGGACTTCGATGCCTCCGATGCCGACTGCATCGTGCAGTTGGGTCTCTTCGGAGAGATCGTCTACGGCTGACCGAATCAACAACAAGGAGAACAAACCATGAGCGAAATTGCTTTCGACACCATCAAGGAGTGCATCGGCAGTCTGACCGAGGACGAGGCTATCACCGTGTTCTGGGAGTTGCACTACCAGTTCGGCTGGTCGGGCACCGTGTTCACCCGAGCCGATGTGGAGAAGGAATGGCAAGAGTCCATGCCTCTTTCTCCTGGCGAAGAACCCGGCGAGATGCCCGACGAAGTGTGGGACTTGGTGGCTGATTCGTGGGAGTGGCGCAAAGACATCCCCGAGATCCTGACCGAGCGTGGCTGGAGGCTGATGCAGACTGCCCTGAACAATGCAATCGAACAATGACACACAAGGAGAACAACATGAAGACCGTAATCATCCATGACTTGCTGGCCAGCAACGACATCATCGACCAGTTCGGCTGGACAGACGTTGAGGTGGTCGTGGCGTTGGATCACAACGCCGATGTGGTGGTCGGAGCAGACACCTCCGCTGAGGCACTGCGCGATCGTATGCTGGCTGCTGGATACACAGTCGTTTACGAAGATGATGCGTACCGCTTCAACTATACGTATTCGCACTGGGAGGCCATCCTTGCGGAGAACGCCTTCACCCCTGATCACGCCCAGCCTTCGACTGTTGAGACCACGGTGTCCGATGAGAACAGCCTGATGTATGAAATCATCAACAAGTGGGGAGAGTTCGGTGCGCACGCTGATGTGTACGCTTCGGTTCTCGCTGAGAAGGACGAACTGCGTAGGACACAGACGCTGTGGGAGGCGTGCGCCAAGGCGTACGAGCGTGGCGACATGGGGCTGGGCGACCGCCTCTTCAAGGAAGCCTGCAAGTAGGCAGAAATATCTGCCATCTGAATTGCAATCAACTATCCATACCGACTACATTCATACACCTGGAAAAGGAGAACCAATGAAGCGCACCAAGCCCATCGACCCGCGAGACGCTGACCGTCTCAGCCGTGCCATCCTGGCGGCGAACGAGTTGGATCACATCGTGGACATCCACGAAGGCCGCTGTGTCACAGTCATGCACAGCGACTTCGCTGAGACCCTGCCCTCCAAGTCGTACGATGCCCTGCTGGAGTACATCGGCTGGCCTGAGAGCCGCAGTGATGCACTCGCCAACCTTCCCTTCTACGAGAAGGCGGAGTTCCGCCAGAAGTTCAAGGCAGTGGCCGACATGGGCGCAGAGATCCGTCGTCTGCGTCGGATGGCGAAGGTGGCATCGTGAGCGTCAACAAGGACAACATCCTCCGCTGGGTGGAAGCACTTGAATCCGGCGAATATCAGCAGGGCGTCGGCTACCTGCATAACAGCGACAACAACCTGTTCTGTTGTCTCGGTGTGGCATGTGATCTGGCGTACAAGGACGGTGCCGTGACGAAGCACGAAGTCAACGAGGTTGATCCGTGGGCTTCACCGAAGTGGGCCGTTAGGTACGGCAGCCCTAAACTTTCCTCCGTGTTGCCATATGAGGTGGTCGAATGGCTGGGCATCGCATCTGCTATCCCGTCTGTGGAGTACGACGGCGGTCGTACCGAACTCACCACCCTGAACGACGGGTGTGAGTTGACGTTCACGGAGATCGCGCAACTCATCCGCAGCGAGTACCTGATGCACCACGACGATGCGGAGGTGGCGTCATGATCCTGTCCTTCTCCAAGGATTCCGCCCTTGGCCCTGCTGCCGTGCTGCAATATCTGAAAGGGTACGCAGTGCGCTTCGTCTACGAGAATGGTGTGCAGCACGAAGGTGTGATCGATGATGTCGACGTACTCCACGACACCGTTCGTATGCGCTTCTTCGACGGAATCGACTTCAACCATCGTGGCCCGTTGATGAAGATCAGTGATATCGAAGAGGTCATCTACCTCTAAGCGTAAGGATGCCATACGACCGAACCAGAGACCTTTCTCTCTTGGTGGCATCCTCCCCACTGGCCTTGCGTTGGGAACGCCAGTGGGGAGATCGGTCGTCAGATCGCCCGTGTCTCAGAATGAGACAGACAATGAGGAGAACCATGCCAAAGAAAGCCGATCCAGTAGCAGCAGTGCGTAAGCGAATCTTGGAGCGAGCACTCCAAGCCATGAAAGACGAGTCCGAAACGTTCTTGGAGCAGAAGAGCGACGGTCTGCGTGAGATGCAGCAATTGGTGGATTCCAACTCCGCTCGTACCTCCAACAAGGAGTACGCCCTGCTTCATGGCGTGCGTTCGATCACGAAGGCAGTTGCTGCTTCGTGGGGTATCACTGTTCCCATCTACATCGACCCGTCGACGGCCGAAACGATGTCTGCAATGACGGACTTCAAGTCGATCAAAGTGTCTTGGCCCGTTCACGACCTGCATAGGGCTGTGGTGAGTGCCGATACTGATATGCGTGGACTGCGCAACTGCCTTGAAATGATCAAGGCGGCGGTGTACCACGAAGTCGGTCATGTGATGTACAGCACTCCACCCACGCTGTTGTACGACAAGCACTGGGCCTATATTCAGAGCGAACTCAGTCGTCGCTCAGTTGAGGCCAGTAAGAACGACAGGTACTTCAGTCCTACATGGGCAGATGTTCTGCTGCCCTTGAATGTTCTTGAGGATCAGCGGCAAGAGATGCGTCTGGTACAGGATTCACCCATCATCGGTGCGTACCTGACCAGGCTGGTCACCAAGTACATCTGCGGAATGTCAGCAGCGTCGTACGTCCTCGTCGCTGGTCGGCGTTATCTTCCGCTGTCACTCCGTAAGGCCGCTCGCAAAGTGTATGTGAAGACGTATGGAGAAGACGCTGCCAAGGAAGTCAAGGGCATCATCGACGCATACATTCGGGCGAAGACCTCCCAGGAAATGGTCGATGCAGCCATCGATCTCTTGGAGCACATGTGCCGGGTGACAGGAGGGCACATGAATCTGATGGGCGGAGACGTCAAACCGCAGCACTATGAGATGAATACTTCAAACCATGAGAGCGGCAAGAGTGTCGATGAGGCTGTGGACGAGGCTGTTGCTCGCTCTGTTGTTGCAGACGCAGGTGACGATAGTGACAGCGACGCTGACGGTGACAGCGACGGTGACAGCGACGGTGACAGCCAGGAGCAGAGCGGTCAGCAAGGTGGCGGATACTCGCCAGGAAATGACTCCGACGAGGAAGACCTCAGTTCCGCATACAGCCAGTTGGACGCTGAGGTATCCAAGGCCGATGACCACGCATCGAAGGAACTCTTCGACAACAACGTGTTCGTGTCTGAACTGATCGAACTCTCAAGTTCGGTGCGAGATTCGTTCGGCACCCTCCGTGCCAACACGGACAAGTTGCTGCCACTTGATGATTGTCGGAGCGAAATCCTCGCAGCAGCGTTCAGCGAGACCTTCCGTACGGTCACAGCGGATGAAGACCCGGTGTGGGTTGAGCGGTCAACGAGAGGAGTGGTGAACCCATTCCAGTACCGAACCCGTCAACCGGGAAGCAGGGAGTTCTTCCGCAGCATGGACGATCACGGCAACGAAGCAACGTCCCTCTCCGTGAGTGTGCTGCTTGATATCAGTGGCAGCATGCATTCCCACATGCCGAACTTGTCGGTGGCAGCGTATGCCATCCACAAGGGCTGTAGGGAAGTCAACGTCCCGTGCAACACAGTGCTGTGGAGCGACGGTGCCACCCTCCTGTGGGGCAAGGACGACGAAGCAACTCCAGTCCTACTGACCTCTTACGGAGGAACCAGCCCGAAGGATGCACTAGTTGCTGCCCAGTACCAGGGCAACGACAAGAGGCATCACTTGGTGTTCGTACTGACCGATGGACAGTGGTCATACACCGACATCGCCCTCTTGACGGCGCTGGAAGAGGAGAATCGCCACATCTTCCTGTTCGGGTTTGGTGAAGGAGTCAACATCGACCAGTTCAGCAAGGCATGCACAGAGGCGCTCGCACTGGACGATCTCAGCCGTATGCCCACCATCGTGAGCAGCCTCATCACCGACTTCATCGGCAAGTGAACAAATAACTCATACTGAGTTGTTATTACCCGTACCCATCAGTTACAATCGTCAAAGACAGCCACACAAGGAGAACCACATCATGGCAAAGGCAAGCAACCTCATCGTCGGTCACGAGTACAAGATCATCAGCGGCCCCCACAAGGGCAAGGACGCTGTGGTCGAAAGCAACATCGTCATCCCTGACGGTGCGCCTCATCAGCGCACGATCCCCGTCAGCATCGACGGTGCGCTCCAGTACCTGCTCCCTCGTCTGATCGACGATGGCAAGTCGGTCAGCACTGCTGTCCCGCACAACAACCCGTTGTCGAAGATCGTAGACATCAGCCCCATCACTGACCCGATGGACGAGCGGCTGGACATGTACCGGCCCAGCCAGACGCTGGTCAATGAGTACATCAGCCGCAAGATCGGCAACATGGCCGATATCGACATGCTGATGAAGATGCGTGACATGCGAGACAACGCTGGGTACTCGCCCAACATCATGCTGGTGGGCGACACTCAGTCTGGTAAGACCATGCTGGTGCGAGTCATGGCGTGCCTCGTCGCCAAGAAGATGGGCTACCACAAGCCCCTGCCGGTGTTCACCCTGTCGGGCAGTGCAGGCGTGACCGACTTCGACCTGTTCGGTCAGCCCACTGTCTGGATGGACGACGATGGCACTGAGCGTGTCGTCTGGCTCCCCGGCGTGCTGGAGATGGGCACCTGGGTTCCCTGCATCGTGTACTTCGATGAGACGAACATGATGATGGAGCGAGTCACCTCGTCGCTGCACTCGTACTGTGACGACCGTCACACGTTCGTGAACCGTGCGAAGGCTTCGTACAAGGGCGGTGCGTTCCTGGCAGAGCAGACCAAGGTGCACCAGGATGCCTGGGTCTTCGGCACCTACAACGCCGGTTACCGTGGTGCTGGGCAGCACAACGAGGCGTTTGCCAACCGCTTCCGCCATATCCCGTGGGGATATGACACCGATGTGGAGAAGGCTCTGATCAAGAGCGATTCCCTCATGCTGATGGGTGAGGCTCTGCGAGAGGCTCGTCGGTTCCGTCACATCAGTACCCCTGTGGGCACCAAGGCCATCCAGCGTCTTCGTGAGGACATCATGGCGTTCGGAGTCGACACGGCCCTGTGGATCTTCACGGGCATGTTCACCGAAGCGGAGCGCACCAAGGTCGACGGTATCTTGGTCGACCGTTCGATCAAGGCTCTGATCGAAGCGGAGTTCAGTTCCACCTCAAAGACGCTTGTCGAAGACGACCCGTTCTGATTGACACCTGGGAGGGGCTGCTACAGGAGTAGCCCCTCCCTTCCCCCGTCTCATGATGAGACACAACCAACAACAAGGAGAACCACCTCATGGCATACGATTTCCCCACCGCACCAAAGTACAAGGACAGTGCTCAGAACCTGTCCATCGCAGCACTGGCAAAGCGCGTATCCGGCTGGAAGTACATCCCGAAGAACGAGTACATGACCAAGCATAGAGACATCATCTACGTCGAAGCGGACACCACCTCGTCCGTCGAAAAGGACGAGGCCACGGCTACGACTGTCTACATGGAGGTCACCCGTGTGTACATCACCTGCGGCCCCCTTCATCAGACGAGGTCTGAGGTACAGGAGAAGGTGCAGCACTTCATCGCTGGCCTTATCGAAGCAGGCTGGACGGTGTGGAATGGTAAGGAGTCCGGTTCGGATAGCACTTGGTATCACGTATCGTTCCTCACTGCCGGTGGTGGCTACCCTGACGTAGTCAAGCAGCGGCTCATCAGCACGGCAGAGGCAAACGCCCGTGCTGAGCGTGAGCGCAACGCTCTGAACGAGAGGATCGGCAACGTCAAGCGTGTCCTGCAACGTCATGGACTCTCTGAAAGCGATGCGAATCGGTCGGTCAACTCTTGGCATGTGTCTCTGTCGCATGACCAGTTCCTCAGCCTCATCGCAAGTGCTGAGTCCCGAAACCTCCCCGTGGGGTGCTGGGAATGAGCATTTTTAGTGACCTCTCAGGTTGGGAACTGGCCGTCGACTGGCTGTTAGCAGGTGTGGTGCTGTTCTGGTCTGTATCCAGAGAACGACGTATACGAACACTTCGTAAGATGAACCGGACTTTGTGGGAGGATGTCAACCTGTCTGACGACCTAGCCGACTCATACAGGAGACTGGCCGCTGAATACCAGAAGCAGGCGGATTACTGGATGAAGCAGGCCGGACACGGGAGGAATGAGTCGTGAGCATCGTATTCAACGCCATTCTCATATCGATGCTGGTATGGGCAGTGGTTGTTCTGGTAGTCGATAAGCGCAATGGAAAGGACGACAATGCGCTGTAAGGAAATGATCGATGTGGCTAAGAAGCAGCGCAACGTAGAAGTGGGAATGATGCTGCTGGATGCTGTCGAAGAAGTTCAGTACCTTCGTTCACTACTTCTCCAGTGGTACCATGCTGGCCTGGAAGTATCAGAGGCTCTAGGGTCTGGAGACGCAGACCAGATTAAGTTCTGCTGTGAACTACTGGAAGACATCGAAGAAATCATGCTGGACGAGGCGCAAAGAGCGCGGGAGGTAATCTAATGCAAGAAGCACTCACCAAGGAAGAGTACGACCGGATCATGGCAACCCGTGATCGTCCGTTGACCTGGGGGCCGATCAAGAAGCACACACCAGGACAAGCACCGCCTGACTTGCCTGAAGGCCACCGGGTTGTTGTCCCCAAGAAGTCCAACGACAAGTAATTCACTATCAACAAGGAGAAACACATCGTGAAGAACAACCTTCATGCAGAAGACGACTACGCCAACTTCCAAGAGATCAATCGCATGCAAGACATGTTCGGCAGAGCATCGGAAGAAGTGACGTACTGGTTCACTAAGTGGCACCAGTCATACATGGAAGCAGTACTGCTGCGGGAAGAGAACGTTCGTCTGCGTGCCGAACGCGAGGCCATCAACGCCATACACCGGCCCATCGGCTTCAGTGCCTGCTTGTGTGGCCTCCACGACTGCCCGACCGAACAGATACTTCACCCCGAGGAGATGCCCCATGACCAAGGATGAGTTGTACCCCATCATCGACGAGGTGCTGCACGAGCGAGATCACTCGTTCATGAACGCCGGTAGCGCGTGGATCGACACGTCCGGCGACGACATCCAGTTGCGCATCCACGAACTGGCCGAGGCGCTGTGTGACGCCATCGTCAAGCGCATGGCAGGAGGCCCGTCGTGAGCGGTGACATCGTGCAGCGGCTGCGTGATCACCTACACATGACCCCGACTGGTGAAATCCGCCTGTCGACAGGTCTCGCTGAGTTGTTCGGCGTCGGGTGCGTGCGATGCGAAGCCGCCGACGAGATCGAACGGCTGCGTGACGTGCTTGACATCAAGGAGTGCAAGGTCGAAACATTGAGCAACCAGATTGAACAGTTGCAGGCTGAACTTGACGACGACGACAATCTGCGCTCGCAAATGACCATCATTCTGCATCGCGTCGCCGTCGCCCTCCACGGAGAACCGCTGGAAAACGGATTGTGGTCATGGCACGACCTGCCCGAGCGTGCCGCCGCCGAGCGTGCCCTGGCCGACCAGATGGCTGGGGCGTTGCGTGCGGTGAAGCACGACCGCCCGACAGCCCACACTGACAAGGTGTGGTCTGTCGTTTGCGATGCGCTGGACGACTACGGGAAGGCCCGTCGTGATCTCAGCAAGGATGATAATTTCATCACCCACGTTGTCTCATGGTGAGACAGCGTGTAAGATGTAACTACGAAAAGGAGAACCACATGACTAAGCGTATTGTGGCGGCGACTATCTCCGCCCTAACCATGATCGGCGGATGCCAAGGATCACCAGCAAGACCAGTAGCCCAGGCATGGGCGTTCTGCGGAGTGAACCCTACCGATCCTCTTGCTCAACGCAAGGCCAATTCCCTCGCTAAGGACGCTGGCATCAACGTCACGTTCGGGCCTTGTTTGCCTCCCCCGTCCGACTACACGGCTGCCAACCCTGGGTCTCGCTACCTGCCGCCTGATCAGTACCTGGCACTCACGGTGATCAATGCCAACGCTGGTATGAAAACCGTCGTGTACGACGCTCGTATCTGGAGCGATGACCCTGCGGTTCGTCAGGAAGCAATCGACTTCTGGCTCCCTCACGTTTCCTGGGTGGCCGCATGGGACATGGGCGATGAGTTCGACCCCGGCACGTCCGACTGGGGAACGCTCGTATACCGTTGGGAAACTGTTCGCACATACGTTGCACCTGTTACTGGAGTGCAGCCGTTCACCAACCATCTTGGGAGTGCCGGTGTGCTCTCCGCTGCTCTTGCCGACCTGCCTGGCTCAGAGCAACTGCTTTCGTTCGATGCGTATCCAGAGGTAAATGGGCGAATGGTTGCGTCGCTTGCTCTAGCAAGTGAGTTCCAGGGCAAGACAGCAAACCTCATGTGTGCGATCAACGCTTTGCCACATGGCCCGTTCGTGCCCACAGCCTCTTCGATACGGAGGCACATGAACGACCATCGTAAAGTAGGGTGCGATTCGTACCTCATCTTCGGTGGCGAAATGCCGATCAATACAGCAGGGTTCACCAAGCCGTCTCTTATCAATAAGAGTGGCAAGCCGACTTCATTGGCCGCTGCCGTCAAGAGCAACAAGTAACAAGGAGAACCACATGAACAAAGACTGGATGCAGCGAGCGGCATGCAAAGACATGTCGTTTCCTATGTTCTTTGACAACGACAAAGGGCCGATGCCCAACAAGATTAAGAAGTTGTGTGCATCGTGCCCGGTAAACCTGGAGTGCCTCATCGAAGCGATTGAGACAGACTCTGAGGGCATCTGGGCAGCAACGTCCGCTAAGCGGAGACGGATGATGGACGTGAAGCCCCTGTACGAGCAACTGACGGTTCGTCTACTTGAAGAAGCAAAGGCTGGTTGATATGCAAACGTTCGTACCATATGGAGCAGACTTTGCCGCTAACGCCCGTGTGCTTGATCAGCAAAGGCTTGGAAAGCAGCGTGTAGAAGCGTGGCAGATCGTTCTGTCTCTTACCACCCCTACGTATGGGTGGAAGAATCACCCTGCTGTCAAGATGTGGGATGGTCACGTAGAAGCACTCGCTCAGTACGGTATTGCAATGTGCCGTGAATGGATTAAGCGAGGATTCAACGACACAATGCTGGAGCGGTTCTACCCGATGGCCCCGACGATGGACTCGTCCTGGCCTGCGTGGCTTAGCCGTGAAGACATCATGCTTTCGCATCGCTCAAACCTTGTGCGAAAGCGCCCCGATATCTATGGATTGGTTTGGCCGACCGTTCCTGACAACCTTCCCTACGTATGGCCGACTGGAGAACAAAAGTGAAGACAACCTACGCAGTACTTCGGCATGACCGATGGTCAGACGACGAAGCACCGAGGGCAACAGTAATGACCAGTACTGATGGTCACTTCTGGATTGAAGTGTGCACGTGTGACCCTGACTGGGCACACGATATTGCCTACGCACTACAACTAGTGGAGAAGGAGGAGAATGACCAATATGGAATCAATGGATGAGGTCGTAGCCGCCCTGGATAAGGCGGAGAACAAGATCAACCAGTTGAGGGGCGACATAGCAAAGGCCATCAACGTGCTTGTCAATAAGATTGAGATCATCGATAAAGAACGTGCCCTGGCCGACCAGTTGGCCGAAGCGCTGAGAGCGGTTCGACATGATCGTCCAACTGCTCACACAGACAACGTGTGGACAGCGATCAATCAGGCGCTTGAAATCCATGAGGAGGCCCGTCGTGCGTAGCACCCCCGACAACTGGGAGCCAATGGAGGATTCGGATGTAGCGGACTGGGCCAGCATGCCCCTTATTGAAGTGTCCCGCCCCGAAGACGTTCTGGTTCACGAGGTTTGGACGCTGGCAGTTGAGGTGCAGCAATTGCGGTCGATCAACAACAAGGCGGCAGAGGAAATCGAACGTCTGCGGGACGCTGGCGATGCGCTGGAGTTCATGCTGAGTTTCTACGTCAAGCACTTCAGCCCCGTAGGTGCAGGACACA